GCGCGCTCTACTGCGAGAATCCACGCCTCCCTAAAAAAGCTGTGCTTCTTTTCTTTGCGAGGCATCAGAACCTCCTATATATCGCTGATATCAGGTTCTTCAAATTCTTGTCGCTGACGACCTTAGGCCTACCGAGTATGCCAATCATGTCGCTGAGCGATGAAGAGCCAGGCTCACCGCCGAACCACGACCTGCCTGGGCCAAACAAATCTCGCTCATCTTTCGCCGATTGAGCGATCAGCGCAGTATTGGCCTTCTGCCTCGCCAGCGCGTCCTCTTTGTCTTTTTGCCACTTTGCGCGCGCCTGCTCGTAAGCGTTCTGCTGTGCGGCCCAAGTCACGTCATCTACTTCAGGAGCGCGCGTCGGCGCGACAGGCTCAGGGTTCGCCTGCTGCCAGGCCCACTCCCACCTGCGATTGAAGTCGCTGTAATTCTTACCAGCTGCCTTGCGCCACGCCGCATCATCACCCAAGTTTATAGGCGTGACATCCACCCACTCACCCTTCTTAGCGTCGTACACCAACTCCTGCCCATTCTTCTTGTGAGTAGAAGAATTGACGTAAGAACCAAGCACGCCGCCGAGCTCGTCAGCGCCAAGCGAACCCCAGTTATGCTCCGCATAGTAGCGCTGAAGTGCGTCAGTACGAGCTTGCCACAGAGCAGCTTGCACTGGGTCGCGATATCGCCTAGTGGGAACAGGCCCAGTCGAAACTTGAGGCTGAGACTGTTGAACCTGTGTCTGAGGTGCAGGCTCAGCAGCTTTGGGCTTCGGCAGCGTCGTCGATGCCTTGCCCTCGTCAGATATCACCTGCGTCGGCTTGACGTCTGTAGCCTTCTGCACCATTGCCTGCGGCGCGACCTTCGTAGCAGCGTCCATGGCTGCCTTCTGCACCATTGCCTGCGGCGCGACCTTCGTAGCAGCGTCCATGGCTGCCTTCTGCTCTTTCTCTAGACCAAGTAGTTGATTGCCGGGCATAGAGGGAAACACTTTCGCGATTGGTCGCTCCTTCGCCGCCAAACCACCGAGGTCCTTCATCGCAGCGTTGCGCGCCGGCGTCGCCACTCCTTTACTAGGAGTCGTTGACGCGACCTCGCTCACCTGCTCCTTCAAAGTGTCCAATCGCTGTTGAAAGCTACTTACTTTCGATGCCAATGTGTCCGCTGACAGCTTGTCGACGTACACAGTGTCTTTGTCCGTCACATACGTCAAAGGTAATCCATTGACTGTCACAGACAAATACTTGCCATCAGTCGCAGGATTAGACTTCAACTTGTTCTGCACCCTGCCGAGCAGGACGTTGAACTGGTCAAACGTCATCTTATAAGAGCTGTTTTTGTCCATTTACATCCCCCTAGGAGCAGACTCCTGCCCAATGACATTCCATAAAGCGTAGCGCATCGCCGGCAGCAAGTCGGGATGGAACGCCTTCAAGTCAACCTCTGGATAGACCTGACCATTTGGCCCACGCTTCAACACGGTCTGTTGACACTCCTTGTGCGTCTTGCCGCCATCGATCAACAGTAGATTAGCCGTTCGCAGCAGATCCCTTATCTTGTCGAACATCATCACCTTGTCCGTCTTGTGCGCATTTTGGATGTTCAACCTGAGCGTCGGGTGGTCCTTCAAGCGAAGGTTCATGTTCAAGTGGTCCGTGATGTGCTGATCGTTGTCGTCAGCGTCCCACAGTATGCGCTTGTTCGCCTCTTTCGGGTCGAGCGTCGGGAAGAACTCGAGCGCGCGCTCCCACGCGACGAGCACGCACTGCTCAAGGTACTGGAGCTGACTTATCGTCCTGTCCTTTATGTCTAGTCGATTGAACTTCTCAGCCATGAACTCGTAGCCACGACGCCCACTATTATCCCACGCAATACCGATCAACGTGTCGTGGTCGCCGACGCCATAGTCTATGCCGAACAGCACCTGATCGATGTTGAACGCTGGATAAGCCTCTCGCGGGTTGTAGGTGTGCACTTCTGGATACAGCAATAGATCGTCGTCGTAAATCCACTCGCCTCCGTACTCACGACGAACGAACGGCGACGTCCAATCGAGTCCCTTCTCACGAATGACGTTATTCACGTACGCCTCGCGCTCTTCGACAGACACAGGATGCGGATTGTCCCGCCAAGTCCAGAAGAAGTGAGGCACATCCCACGTCTTCCAGGCGTACTCTCCATAAGTACCTTTGACAGGAGGGGGAGTGCCGGCGCACAGGAACATGTAGTCGTCGGCGTAGTCCATTTGCATCGGCTGCAACACCTCACGCTGCAAGTACTCGAGCAGATCACTCTTCAAGTGAAAGAACTCATCTATTACTATTATTTTGGCCTTGTTGCCACGAATCAAGTCAGGATCCTTGGTGTTCGACAGGCCGCGCACCAGGATCATCGATCCGTTGTCCATTCGCCGCCAGTTGAATCGCTTGCCGCGCTTGTCTCTCAACTTGCACTTATCGATTATAAAGTTTATCGTGCTATCGATCAATTGCTCCGTGAGCTCCATCGTCTCGCCTATATAGATACAGACAGTGTTAGGAGCTCGAAGGCACTCGATCAAGCAGGCAGCGACTAGCAGCAGAGTCTTGCCGGCGCGGCGCGAGCAGCATATCAACTTGGTGCCACTGCCGCTGTTCAGCACTTCTAGCTGCTTGTCGAACAACATATGGATTATCTGATAAACGTTGAACGCGTTGTCGTAGTCGAGGTCAGCTACCTTTGCCTCGCCTGGTCGCCCGTCGATGCGATCCATCAAGTAGATCATCATCCGTGTGTCACCGCGCTCTACCGCTTTTCTGTAGGCCACGCGAATGAGGTGCTGCTTGCGCTGCTCATTGGTGAACGCCGGCGCGGTGTATGCTAATTCATACACCTGCTCGAGTTGCTTCTGAGCCATCTCGACTCGCGAATCAATCAGCTTGACCATGTTTTTCGTCAGCATCACGGTGCCGGCGGTAGTACTGATCGACCCCTCGATGGCACACGTCGTCTGTATCTTCAGCCACTCGTTCAGCGACGCCTCGGCTATCATCATCGCCTTTCTTGGATTCTGATAGACGAACGCCTGAAGTGTCAGACCCTCTTTGCCGGCGTAATGCAGCACTGAGTTGTAGTCCCCAGTGATGCTCGTCGGCAGCATGAGGTCACCGTCCTCATTCTGCTCGATGAACGCCTTAAGTAGCGACGTCAATGACTGCCCAGACACGTCCTCCACATTTTCATTGTCATCGCTCATACGAAGTACGCTCCCGCGTAGTACATCTGCTTGAACTGCTCAAAGTCGTACAGACCTGCCTTGCCCCTAAAACCATGAGGCTCAAGCGCGAACACTTTCACGAGTCGCCATATATACGAATTCGATCTGCCCAATTCCCTAGCCATCTCAGGTATGGTCTTCATAGTACCTCGATCCCCTCCACTTCCCTAAGTAATGACGTCAATTGCGCTACTTTAGCTTTATCTACAGCGATGCGAACGACGACGCGGCCTTCGACAGGAGTGCTGCGTCTGACTGGATGACTAGCTCGCACGAGCACTGGCGCCTTGTAGTCGATCACTGGCGCCGCGAACTTGATGACACCTTCCCTGCTTATCTTTCCATAGACAGACACTATCTGCAACAATGCCTTGCGCGCCTCTTCTTCCGAGGACGCCTGCACCTTGATGCAGGGATACTCTTGAAGTAAGACACTCGGATCTTGGAGGGCGATGTGCGCAATAGCCTCATAGCGACCATGCCCATCGAGGATGCGTAACACGTCCCCGTCCTGCCACAGCGCGAACGGCATGAGTAGACCATCCTTGAGCAGCGTCTCCGCTAGCCCAGCTATATCCTTCTCAGTCCTGGTCTTCAGCTGCCCCTGAAACGGCACCATGTCAGTGACTTTAGCCATGGATGACGCCTCGCACTTTATCTGTATCATATAGCGCTCCTCAATCTTGCATATTCTTGCTCTTCCTTAATCAACGCTGCTCTAGCAGCCTCTCGCGCGTCAACCCTCTTCTTGGCTTCGACGTACAGCTCATCATATTCCTTCAGCAGCGCGTACAACTCGTCGCGGAGTTGCGGCCTAGAGGCTATGGCCCTGAGCGCCGCGGTCTTGGCGTCCAAGACGCGCATAATGCACTCCTCGACACCGCCGCGCGCGTCCTTGTAGTGCTCTAGGCGTTTTAAGTACATCTCGAAGTCTGCCCTGTAGTATGACTGCTTCTTCTGCCCAGTCACCATGCGTATAGTATAACCGGTCGGTCGTATGTCATGCTTATACATGACATCGTATATGTGCGGACCGGACCCAAGCTTCTCCGTGATGAGTTGCCGTATAGTCACGACGTCCTTTCGCTCCAGCTTCTCGCGGATCATCTCCAGAATCTCTGACTCGACTTGCATGGTACCATCATAGCACGACGAAACGCTCACGTAAATGAGCAAAAATGAAAAATAAGCACGGAAAACACGAAAGCGTCTCTATTTTCATGTGAATGTGCTGTGCACTTTATTGCACTGTATCTTTCACTTAAAAAAAATGTATACTTTTCTAGACATTTTTAAGTGACTTGTTATTCAACTTATTTTATAAACTCTTTTGCGAAATATATATTCATACGAAAAAACCACGGTTTACGTTCTTCTCCGGGACGCTAACCACGTCCTACGCTCCACGTGGCGCCGCCCCGAAGGGGCGCGACACGCTATCCACGACACGCGCTTCGTTCTTGACGCCTCTCGATCCTTGGGCCCCGTGGTCTGGGGGCAGTTCACGGGCGAAAAAAGTTTCTGCGCATGGTCCGCTATTTGCGCAATGTTGTTTTTGCACATATTGCGTTATATTCTAACTATCATTGATCAACACGAGTTGATCAGTGAAACTAGGTCTTTGACCAGCAGGTCATTGACGCATTGTCGCACTTTGCGTGTGACAAAAATACTTTGACCAGGGGGTATTGTATGTCTAAACCAAAAAAGCCGTATCGCGAATGGACGAAGGAAGAAAAAGAGGTGTATGAAGCTAAGCGCAAAGCTTATCTTCAAAAAAAGCAGGACGAACGAATTAAGGCCTATGAGAAACTTGGCCAGGAATTAAAGTCCTTAGGAGCAAGTGCTGAGGTGCTTCGACTTTATGCACTTGTTAAACCGAAGGGACTTGGCCAGACACAAGTACAGCAGAGCGTCTTGAAGCACTTGTTCAACACTGATGCACCGACCAAAGGGCAAAGAGCATCGTTCTTGTTCATCGGCGTTAGAGGTCCAAATGGCGAGAGGTTGAAGGAAGGTGAGACACTGGCACAGTTCATTGCTCGAGTGGGTGATGCTACGTTCAAGTACGATGCTTCGAGCATCAACGAATTGGTCTGGCGCGTCAAGCAGAAGGGTCATAACGTCAAGATTGACAAGGAGAATTGCTTCGTGGAGTATCTGGGCTGAGGCAAGACAGTAGGGAGTAAATCTCCCTACTGTACTGCACTAGTAAAATAGTGCAGTACAGTAGGGAGATTTATGCACATGTACTTGTGCAGTAGCTGTGCAATAGTTTGTACAGTCACTGTGCAGTAATTTGTGCAGTAGCTGTGCGATAGTTTGTGCAGTTGTACAGTCGTGTGACTGTACAATTTTTGCAATGAAAAGGGGGGTATGAAGTGCATGTTCCGACTATGCGTGACGTGGAGAAGAAGATGCGCGAGTTGTGTCACGCGCCAGTCACTGCACTGGTGCTTGACACGAACGTGGATGGATTTTCTGTCACTGTTGGTAGTGACGGGAGATTAGAATTGCGAGTCAACAGTTTGGAGGTACTGTGTCATGAGTAGAAGAGTCAATCAAAAAAACTTGAACCGCGAAGAGCTGATCGATGCACTGGTCTATACGCTGGGCAATGACGATAATGCGAAGCGAATAAGGGACTATTATTCGCTACTACCAACTCCCATGCTCAAGGACAAGGCCAAGCAGTGCAATGCTCTGTACTTGCCGGACGTCATGAAAGTGCCGAAAGTGTCGATCAGCGCAGAAGAAATGCGCGAGAAAGAGCGTGAGAGATTGAGGTGCGTGAAAGAACCACGCACCAGTCGCGCGTATGTTGATACTGATATTGACAAGTTACGCGCAGAATTGCAACTGCTCAAAGAAGTGCTTGACGTGTGTGACGTCGATCGTGACGTGCTTGGCGTGGTGATGCGCAAAGGTGCAAATGACGAGATGGTGTGCAAATTATGCGAAAAGTTCTCAAGCGTCACAGTGCTAGTGAGATTCGAGTGATTTTGCCTCGATGCAGGACATGCCTATTGATGCAGGGGCGTGAGTGGGTACAGGCAGAGCTAGACTTTACTGACGTTGATGCTCTGCTCGACGAGTGGTTCAAGCAAAGGGGGTTGAGCAGATGATATATCTTTATACTAAGGGCGTTGGTTGGGTGAAGCACAAAGTTACTGACCTGCACTCTCCAGAGGTGCAGATGCAACATCGACTGTGCATCGACAAAACGGCAAAGATTGGCAGGGGTGTGTACATTAGTGACAACGTGACGATTGGCAAGAACGCAGTGATAAAAAATTGTGTAGACATCGACGACAATGTCGAGATTGGTGATCATGCGGTCATCGGTGCGCATAGCTGGATCGGCAATTTCGTTGAAATTTGGGACTTTGCGATGATAGGTGAGTACTGCAACTTGTACCAACACGCGACAGTGCGCAAAGGCACAAAAATTCAAGAGAAGTGCGACTTGCACTCCTATTCTACTATAGGCACTGGCGCGCGCGTCGGCGCAAAAGTGCAGATAGGCACATATGTGCAAGTCGAACCTGACGCCGTCATAGGTGATGGTGCGATCATCAGTCGATTCACTTGCATCAGTGTCGGTGCGACGATAGGAAGAGGTGCGCGCATAGGAGAGCACACGCACTTGAGATGTGGTGCAGTAGTGGCAGATGGTGAATGGGTCAATAGATCATGATGCCATCACCTGTGCGCGCGTACACTGATAGGGTGATCAAATGAGCTGGAACGAACGAGAACTGTGCAGGTATGATGACGGGTATGCAGCGTTGGTGACTAGGTTGCTCCAGTTGTGGAGAGAGGATGGCACGGATAGGGGGATGGACGCAGATTCGTGGCGAAAATGGTTGCAGATGTACGTGAAGGCAAAGCGTTCACGTAAGTCGTAATTTTTTCGTATGAATGTGCATTTTGAACGAGAGTTTTTGAAATGACTTTGAAGTTTTTTGACTTGAAAAATATGTATAGAAAAGTATACAGGTGAACTAATTATATTTTTCAAGTTCAAAAAATTAAATGTGTTTCAAGATAGCACATTCATATGAAAATGCAAAGGAGTGAGTAATGGTTGATCACGTTTCTTTGAAGGCGGTGATCGACGAGTACGAAGATGCGCTCGCAGTGAAGCGCGCCTTCGAGGAGTTGATCGCGGAAAGTGATGTCAAACTGGTGATCGAGCGAGATAACTACGCATTTTTCAATCGAAGCATTATGCATCAAAAAGGACACTACATAGAGATGCTGACGCAAGTATTGCTCGACGACGAGAAGGCGGTGCGTCGCTTGATAAACCGCATGATCCTGCGAAACCGAAAGCGAATGGCTCAACTTCACGATGAAGCTGTGGTCGAGATGTCGCAGCTAGTGGAGGACATCCATGCGAGCATATGACGAATATCTAGAAGCGCTCAACGTCGACAAAGAGCTAATCGCCCTAAGCAACAAGCCGAATCTGGCGATCAAAGCTCTGCACGGGGACATCCGCTTTTTGTCGAAAGGTGAGCTAATATCTCGAGAGTATTACGCGTGCGCATGCAAGTACGTGGAGCGCGAATTCAAGGAGAATGCGCGCGCGATACTCAAGGACGCGCTGCAACAACAAATCGACGAGCGAATCGAAGCAGCTAAAGAGGCCCTGCTCATGAGGGAAGAACAGTTAAAGGAATTCATGACGTCGTCCTGATGAGGCTGGACGGGCATCTAGCCGAAACTGTCGCCGCTATCCCCCTCGGCGACAGTAGACGATAGCCCATATCAAGGAGGGATCTATGTGCAGGATTTACGTGCTCGATGGGGACAAGTACTGCGAGCTCTGCTCGCCGATCGGCGCGCGACCAGTCACGTTCAAGCACACAGTGAAGTGTGACTGCTGCGGTAAGGTAGTACGCAAATGAACAGGCGCAGGGCGATCGAGGACGTCGAGGATCGGCTCGCCGAACTCAGTCATCGATACGCCTTGCTCTGCTACTCGAAGGACGAGCAGGGTAGGGCGATCGCACCAGCGACTGCGGCGACGAATCGATCACTGGTGAAGCGAGATATACGCGCACTCTCATTGGTGCTCGAGTTGCTTCACAATGTGAAGTGCGAAGAGATACCGTTGAGTGACGACGCAGAAGAGGGGTTCGAGAAGTTGGTTGAACCATTAGAAAGGCACAGGTTAAGGCGATGATAGACAGCAAGGAACTGAAGAAGTATCTCGCGACTTTGGGTAATGACGACTATAACGTGTTCGTGACATGTGCAGAGTTAGCGTATGGTCTGTCCAAGTTTCTTGACGAGGAGTAGCACGATGATTTACGTGCTTGACGGTGAGAGCTGGGTACTTTGCTCAGAGAAGGTATCACTAGTGAATTGCGACATACGCATTGGTAGGCACGTGCTGATAGAAGGTGATGTTTTCATAAGTAACGGCGTGTACATAGGTAACGGAGTGGTGATCGAAGATGGTGCGTGCATAGGGCAAGGTGTATTCGTGCACAACGGTGCATGGATAGGTCACAACAGTTGGATCGGCGACTATTCGCAGATAGGCAAGCGCGCGTCGATTGGAGGCTTGGCATCGATTGGATACTTGGTGACGATATGTAAGTATGCTAAGATAGGTGTCGGTGCGCGCGTGAATCCGTTTACTCGGATAGACGAGTACGCGGTCGTGCGCCCGTACGAGGAGGTGTGATGCACTATCTAATACAGAATGACGGAGAGGTTGACTCGAAGGCGTTCGAGCTACTCGGAGCGTCGAGCAAGCGAGACGACGCGCAGGCGATAGGCTTCTTCGGAAGCGGATCGAAGTATGCCATAGCCGTGCTGCTGCGCGAGAATGTCCCATTTAGGGTATTCTCCGGCGAGCATGAGGTTCTATTCAGCACGGAGCATGTGGAGTTTCGCGGCAAGTGCTATGAGCGCATCGTGATCAACGGCGTGCCGACGTCGTACACTACTGACGTCGGACCGACGTGGACGACGTGGATGGCGGTCAGGGAGTTGTTGTCCAACGCGATGGACGAGGGCATGCGCTTGTCAGATGTCACCACGGTGGAAGAAGTCTGCGGCAAGAGCGGAGTCACGCGCATATTCTTGCCGTGTGAAGGAGAGGTCGAAGAGTTTTTCGATAACCTCGACACGTACTTCATAATCGACGAAGTCCCCCTCTACAAGGGGAAAGATTTCGCGATATATAGGTGTGACAAGAAAGATCTGGCCATATTCCGGAGGGGCGTGCGCGTGTCGCAAGTCGATGATGGTTGCGTGACGATGTTCAAGTACGACTTCAACGACGTGCAGATAACAGAGGATAGATTCTTCACGTCTATCTCGACGCTGCAAATTAGCATTGTGCGCGCTTTGGCGGCGTGTGAGTGCAGAGACGTGATAGAGACTTACTTGCTCAACGTGATGGACGATCGCTTCGATGTCGAGCGCGACTTGTACTGGACGTATGTGGACATGAGCGACGCGTGGCACGACGCGCTGGTCGGCAAGAGGATCGTCTCTGAGTCGATCGCGCAATCGTTCGAGTTGCGCGTCGACTATGTCGTGCCATACTCTCTCGCGCAGAAGCTGCATAACTGCTTCCCGGATCTAGACGTCGTGCTATCCACGGAGATAGCGTACGAGGTGATTGAGTCACCGCCGAGTGAAGTCTTGGCGCAGCTAGAGGTCGGTCTGCGCGAGGTGCGCGCACTCGGCTTCTGCGACTATGGCGTGCAGTTCAAGGTAGCTCGCTTCATTACTGGCGAGGTATTGGCGTTGGCATGCGTAACTGAGAGGGTCGTGCTCATCAGCGAGGCTGCGATACGCGCGTCAGATTTAGCGGAGACGCTAATAGAAGAGCTGATGCACGTAGAAGGGTACAGAGATCGCACGAGAGAGTTCGAGCAGGAGCTGATGCGGCGATACGTCGCACTCGGCAGGAAGTACGCGGCGACATTGGCTGCACTGACGGAGAAGGCAAGATGTGGATGATAGCAGTATTGACTTGTGTCTTGGTGACTTACTTCGTGATCAGGTTGCTGTGCGACGTGCGACGAATAGACGCCGCGATTAAAAGGAAGTATAGTGAGGTGAGAGATGTACAAGACAGAAGCTGAATTCAGTCGCGCGTTGTGCGACAAGTTATCTCGTGTTGGCTTGTTCCATCAGCGCATAGAGTCTGGGCTCACTGGCCGCGGTGTGCCAGACCTGTACGTAGTCGGTGCGCGCAGAGAACTATGGATCGAATTGAAGAATGTGACGGCACTGCGCGAGTCAGATGACCTGATCATACCGTGGAGAGCAGGTCAGCAGGCGTGGATGCTGCGCTATCACGCGGCAACGTCTAGAGCGGTCGTTACCATAGTCGCGACGCGGGACTGCTTTTTGTGGATTGACGTCGTCAAGCGATACGCGAAAAATATCGTGCCGGTCGATGACATAATAGTGAAGTATACACTTGACGACGTAATCAGCGAGGTCATAAATGTAGTATTTTAATTTAATTAAAAATCGAATTTTTGTATTTTATATGGTATTGTTTTGACCAGTGACGATGATTGAGGCGAGTACCGCGGTAGCGGGAGTAAGACGATGCGTTGCATCGTTCCCGTGAGACGGAATGCCACAATCGAAGGAGGTCACTATGGCTCTTATGGGTAATACGCAGGAGTTTGTTGCCGGTGACAAGGTTGCATCGGCCAAGGCATCCGTGGATCCGGCTGTCATCGAGGCCAGGAAGGCTAAGAAGAAAGAGATCGAGAAGCGGATCAAGGAGCGCAAACGAGCTCAGCGTAAAGAGCAGTACGAGAACGCGCTTAAACTTCGGGACGAGCTCCAGAAGACTGGCGTGTTCGACAAGCTCTCGGACGCGTCGAAGACGCTGATCAAGAACCTCTGTGTCGATCCCTCCCAGAGGACGGTCACTGGCTTCGGTGGTCCGAGCATCTTCTCGATCCTCTTCGGCCCCTCGCCGAAGGTCGGGCAGTCGGTCACCCTTGAGGAAGCGTTCAACAAGACCTTCAAGGGAAAGTCGACGCTCGACATGCTGGTCAAGAAGTGGGCGGAAAAGGGAATCATCGTCGAGTGCGTGGTGAATCCTCAGAAGATGATCGCCACGACTTACACGATCAAGCAGCTTCCCTAACCTGCTCGATGGGCACCGTCGCTGATAGTGGCGGTGCCCATTTCATTTGGAGGATGTATGGACAAATATACATACGAATCTGCGATAGCGAGAGTGAAGCGCGTCGGCGTTAAACTCGTTATGATGTTCGACAGAACTTTTCTCTTTGTCGAAGAACCAGTAGGCATTCACACGAAGGGAGCACTGGATTTTCTTAATCATTTTCCTGATGTGTTCGTGGTATATGGAGAGGCTCCAAAGTGAATTCCATAAGTGGCAATATAGACGATGCTGCCTTGTACAAGATAGCATTGCAGTGTGCGCGAGCGAATGCTGAAGGCTGCACACTTGCCTGTGACCTGTGCCAACTAAACGTGTACAACTATACCTCAGATGGTAAAGAGGCGTCTCTGATAAAGGCGACAGCATTCTCTGACTACCAATTGAAGGAGAAGATAAGGCGAGAAGTCGAGACGCATGAGACGTATAGACGAGCAGCGCTGCTAATTCCAGCGTTGCTCGTCATACTGATCATATCATCTATAGTACAGATGTGCATGCCTAGTAAGCCTACGCAGGTGATGCGCGCCTTGCCTACAGCTGAGGAGAACTACCTGCGCACGTCTATGACGCGCATGTTCATAGACGAACAGGAGCGTAGGCGTAAACTCCTGCCCATAAAGGACGAGATAAAGTGGTTGAAGGCGCATCAGAACGACGTCTCCAACGTGCCGCGAATACTGCGCGTCATTCACAGCGATGACATGTACGACTATGACGGGGATGGCTACGTCGATTGCTGCGATTACAGTAAGGTGTTTGTCCTGTTGTATGGCCAAGACGCAGTTTTAGTACACAACAAGAATAAGCAGGTGAACATGAACCACATGTTCGTGCGCGTGTTCTATAATGCTTCGGACTTCATGGATATCGAGCCTCAGTGCAACTATGATAGTGACTATTCTATGCGCGCTGTGTGGGGAGATCGCTACGACGTCAAGTGCAACGCATATTGGTAAAGTTTTTTTTGGGTGCTAGTTCAGTTGGCTAGAACACCTGCTTTGGGAGCAGGGGGTCCTCGGTTCAAGTCCGAGGCACCCGAGTCTAGCGTCCCGCTACTTTGTAGAGCTTTCGCGACATGATCGGGATAACGGTCGCGCGTGAAGATGCGCCACGTGATGAGTGCTGCAGCTGCACGAGACTGCGCGTCAAGCTGCTGGTAGCGAGTGCCGGCGCCATTTAGCAGGTTCAACTCCTGCGACTCGCGTATGAGAGTATTATTGGTCGGTGAGGTTAGGCCAGAATGGTGTCGTGGTGACTTAGATCCTCGCGACGCAGGCAGTGCTGGTGCACATCTATGCACAATGTTGGGTCTTACTCCAGAAGTGTATCTGTCAACATTCGATCGCGTTAACCTATGCAGGCATGAGTGGAATGACTACGATGCGTGGTTAGAAGTTTTGCGCATAAAGGCGGAACGACGAGACAAGATATGCTTGCTAGGTCGAAAGGTTCAGAACGCATTTAATTTTATAGACATTCCTTTCTTTACTGCCATTGACCGCTTTATTTTGCTTCCGCATCCATCGGGCAAGTGTCGCATTTGGAATGACGCGCGCGCCGTAGCACAATTGAGGAGGTTATTACTAAATGACATGTAGTGTGTGCTACGCATGGCGTCCCACGAAGTGGGAAGGTTGGCGCTACACAGATGAGGTAGCTTTTTGTGCCGTGCATGGTTGCGACAAGCGTCGAAGTGATAGCTGTGATAAGGGCGGTATATTACCGCCGCATGA